TGCATCGTGTCGTCACTGAGGCGGATGCGGGCTTTGCCATCGGTCGCCCCGGCTTGCGGGGCTCCTGCGAAAAAATCCCAAAGGCGGAGGAGCCAGCTCCGGTCGTTGTTCCGGATGGCGGCCGCTTTCCCTTCCGGGTCGTCCGGATCATTCGGGTCCGGAGGCAACACGAATGAGGGATGTTGTTCTTTCCGTGCGATGGCCTCGTCACCCTCCGGCTGCGGGATGTTGTATTTCTCGTACAGGTAGCTCTGCGGGATGGGCAGGATGTCGGAGAGCAGGACGGTTTCCTCGACGGAAATCTCCTGCGCCTTGTCCAGGAACTTGAACCTGCCACCACCGGCCGGATACCCCCGTTTCTCTAAGAGCGGGACGAAATACTTGTTCAACATCCGTTCGACAAACCGGCGGTCCGCCCGGTGCTTCTTCTCCTGCACAGCCATGTGGACCTGCCCCTGCGCGAGCGAGCTGCCGTCTTGCGTGGTCATGGTCTGGCCTAAGACGGTGATCAGTATCTCCTCGTTGCAGGCGTTGCGGAAATCGTTGTAAAGAGCGCCGTTCCCGGAACTGCTGAGTGTCGTCTGCGTGGCTTCCGTCTCCTTGGGTATGACCAAGTAGGGAGCCGACCCTGCCTCCTCGAATGCCTGGATAAGCGCCCGACGGCTCTGTTCGTCCATGCTGCTGTATTTCCCGATCCGCTGGGGCATACCGAAAAGCTCGACAAACTGTGCCCAGTCGCCGAAGCCTCCCCGTTTGTAGATGACGAAGGGGGCGGCACGCAGGAGGATGCCGAAGTCGTCGTCACTTCCGAACTGGATAATCAGGTCGTTGTCCGCGTAGGGTATCCCGTGCTCGTCCTCCTCCCGGATGGCGATCTCCTTGGTCTTTGTCCGGATATGCTTACGCGGGATGGACTTGAAACCGAACCCGTCCAGGAACAGGCATTCGACCAGCGACACGCCCCAGAAGCGCGAGAGCATGATTTCGCGCAGGAGCGACTCGAACTCCGGCGTGTCCATCAGCGCGTCCATCTCGTCGACCTGTTTGCCGTCGATGGTAAAAGCGAGGTCCGCGTCCGTCACCGCGTCGATGCGTTTGTCGATGGCGTCCGACAGGTAGCCGTCGATCAGCAGGTCGGTAAACAGGTCGTACAATTTCGTCCGGTTCCCCAAGTCCGCCAGCCGGAGGGCGCTCCGCCAGGAACCGATGTCGTTCACGCCCCGGTGGATGGGGCGGACCAATATTTCAGTATGGACCGGCCGTTGTTTCGTTCCGACCGAATCCGGGCCTTTTACGGCCACTTTCTTTTTTTTCTTTGCCATGATTCATGTTTCTGTTTTCATTTGATTATACGACCGCTCAAACAGCGTTCTAACGGTCTTTTAGAAATGCTGGCACCGCTTGGGGTTGCTGCCATACGCGATGGGGCCGATCGGGGCGTTGCTTCCCGTTTCTTCTTCTGTTTCCCGGTCGGGCAGGTCGGGCGAGACGTCACCCCGCTGGACGGCCTTCAGCCAGTCGATGGCCCGTTCGTAGCGGTCTTGCCGGAACTTCAAGTCCGTCCCGGCATTGCAGAGGTTGATGAGATGCCAGGTGGCGATATCCTTGACGAATATCAATAGCAACTGGTTCCGCTTGTTTCCCGAAGCGGAGAAAACGCGTGTGCAGTCGAAACGTGTCAGGTAGCCTTTCGCCTCGGCTATGGCCGCGTCGATGGCGGCCTGTGCGATGGTCTCGTCCCCCCGCGTAATGGTTTCGACCTGTTCGTCATGCAGGTGGGTGTTCAATTCCTGTATTGTCAAAAATGCCATGATAGAATGTGTATTTGGGTTAAAAACGTTTCCGGTTCCTGGGGCGTGTCCCGACGGCACAACTGCCCGCCTTGACCACCATCGCCTTTTGCTGGCAGATGAAAAAACCGCCCTCTATCGCGTCGGGACCGTCGGCGGGTGCCGGCAGTCCGTCGTCGAAAAGGAGGAACTGTTCCTCCAGGCGGGCCATATTGGGATTGTCCTTCTCCGCGATGTTCAGGATCATGCGCCCGGCACGGTTCAGGGGTTCCAGGTTCCCCTCGATACGCGCGAACTTGTCCGGCTTGTTGCGAAGGTCGGGCGATATGGGGATGATGTACCCCGTCTCTTCCCATTTCTTTTGGAAAAGCGGGACGAACACCTGCTCGTAGAACGGGTCTTGCAGCTTGTTGTTCTCAATGGAGTTGTACACCTGTGTCCGGTCAGCCACATAGTCGCGCAGATAATAATACCAGTTGACGAACTCCTCGTTCTTCACGTGGTCGAGGTATCCGGTGATGACATACAGGTTCCCGTCCAGCACGCCCATCAGGAAGTTGGCCTTGTAGGAGCCGAGCTTCTTCACCCCCTTTTTGTTGGATACCTTGTTGGACGGGGCGGGGTCGCCGTAACTGACCAGGAACGGGAACTTGTGGAGTGGCGGCACCGGTCTCCACTTGATCTCCTTGAAATAGCACCCTTCGGTCACCGGGTTGTTGAAACACTCCTTTTGTGCGCTGGCGGCACTCACCTGTGCAAGGACATCGTCGATTGTCTCCTCATCGTTCTTCTCCGGCCAGACGGAAGTCCCGTAGGCGAAATCGTTCTTGGGATCCGGGTGGTTGATATCCACCATGCGCAGGTTGATGATGTCCCAGTTCCCGATCGGCTTCTCCCGGCGTGACAGCTCGAGCGCCTTCTTGCCGGCCCGTGCCACGCAACAGTCCTTGGCGATGATGTTCCCGCAAAAGATCGTGAGCAAGGGTTCCGAGAAAGAACGGGTGAAATAAAGCGCCTGCTCGAACCAGTTCCATTTGTCGTTCACGATCTCCGGATTGCGGCATTCCTCGTCGGTGTCGTAATCATCCACGAGGATCGTGTCCGGACGTACCTCCTCGATCTTGACACCACGCGGGCTTTGCCGTGCCCCGACCGCCATGAAGGAGGCTCCCCCCTTGGTGATGAAGTTGTCTTCCGTCCATTTGAATCCCCTTTGTTCGCCGTAATAGAACCGGATACGCTGGTTGGCCTCCAGTTGTGCCCGGTAATGGGCAAGCAGCTTGATGGCGTTGTCGAGGCTGTTGGAGCAGAGGATGATGTTCCGCTTCTTTCCGGTCAGGACCAGGAAAAGGACAACGAACATGACGACCGTGCTCTTGGCCAGCTCACGCGCCCAGGATAAGACCTCGTACCAGTTCTTAGGGCTATCAACCAGCCGTTTTATGGCCTTTTTATGGAAGGAGGCAAACTCGTATTTGGCATAGTTCGGAAACATCTCCTTGATCCAGAGCAACGGATGTTTCTCTAAGTAGGCCAACCGCTTCTGCCGCTCTTCGTAGGGCATATCCAAATCGACTGCCGTATCTTTACGGATGGACTTCAGGTAGGCATCCCAATCTTCAAGAGCCTGTTTATCTATGTTTTTGAGTGGTTTCATTTGAGCCGGTCTTTTATATAAGCGTCAAAATAAAAGCTGAGTTCCTTCGCCTTTTCCGTGTCCGTCTTGCGTATCCAGTCGAGGATGCCTTTGGAAACGCTGATAATGTCGGCGATCCCGGTCTCCTTCTCCATCTTTTCGATGGCGGCCGCCAACTTGTTGATCGTGTCGGCCTCCTTGGAGGTGGCGAACCGTTCCCCCTCATCACGCCTGGCAATGGCCTTGTTGATCTCCGCCACCTGCCGGTAGAGGTTGGCCAACTGTTCCTCGCGTGTCAGGCTGACGGAAGCCTTCAATTCCTCCCATTTTTCCGTCTTTACCCATTTGCAAAGCGTCTGTTTGCTGACCCCGACACGCTCGGCCACTTCCGCCTGCGTGAGGTGTTCCTTCAGGTAGAGCATCTTTGCCCACTCCTTCTTTTGCTTTATGCTTAAATCCGTACCCATGCCTGTCTATATTTTGTTGATTTGCACCCTCAAAAGTACGAGCGATTTTCGGGTTGGAATAATCGCAAAGTGCTACCGTACAAACAGATGTAAACAAACTGCAAGTGAGACGTAACCCTTACAGTGCGATTTTTCCGGCTCGTTTTTATCCCACAACTTTGGGGTGGAAAATCAAAAAAAACGATGCCGAAAAAGACATTCATATTACACGACGAGA